TATTCTTCCCTCTGCTCGGTGGTCATGGCGATGGTTTCGTTCGCGATAACCTCCAAACGATTTCGCGGGGTCTGATAGCCGGCGGCTCGGAACGCTTCGGCCATAGCGCTCACACCCATAATTACGCCACCCCAAAAAAAGCCGGGCATTCGTCTGACCCGGCAAGTTGAGGGAGACGTCCAAGGCGCTGTGAGGGGCGCACCCCATCCCGGGTGACCGGAATTTGGTTGAGGGTTGGCATCACATCCCCCTCTGCGTATAGTAGATAACGCCCGCCACCACGATGATCGGGCCATAGGCGATGGCCAGAAGCCACAGGAGTAGGCGGTAGTCGGGCGGGGGCTTCATGCGGCGGCCACGTCGAATAGGTCAACGGCGTTGCTTTCGGCATTAATCAAATGCCGGCCGGCCTGCTCATAGTATTCCTTTTTCAACTCAACGCCGACAAACTTCCGACGATGCTTCAGAGCGACGTAGCCTTCAGAGCCTATGCCTGCAAACGGTGAAAGCACAACATCGCCAGGGTTGGACCAAAGCAATGTAGCCCGCTCCGTTAAGTCTAGCGGCATCGGGCAGATGTGCCGCTCAGATTGCGCGTCTTTCACCGCATTTAGAACGTCCGTCTCGCGGGTGTTCATCCACACTGGCGATGCCGCTTCCTGCCACCAGTCAAGGGGAAAATCCAATTTCGTTTTTTCGACAGGCAGCACATCGCACTGATCTGCTTCGGTCGCCCACTTGCGAAAGACGACAAAATACTCGGGCAAACCTTGCCGCGAAAACGAAGAGTCCGCCCGGAGCTGCTTATACAACAAGCCGTGCGCCTTGGTTTTCGTCATTTCCCGAACCGGGCAACGCCAAATCGTCACGCGGCTGTGAAACGTAAACCCCGCATACTCGTGCGCCCGAATGAGCATGCCCGGAAAATCCCGCAAGCCGGCACGTCCCGACTGGTGTTTGTAGTGCACAAGATCTTTGCAGTGCACGGCGACCACGCGACCTGGACGCATCACGCGGTAAAGCTCAGCCAGCAAATAGGTGTAGTGATCCATAAACTCCGCGTCATTGGCGCAATTGCCCATGTCGGCAATCGAATCGTTGTAGATGTATAACCCCGAAAACGGCGGGCTATAAACCGAAAACCCAACCGAGTTGGACGGCAATTGCCGCACTACATCTACGCAATCGCCATGGTAAAGCGCGAAGTCGCGCCCGTGAGTTTCATTCAAGCAACGGATTTCAGCCACGACGGCGCTCTCCCGATATGTGTTGGATTATAGGCAACTTTGAGGACGCTTTCGGTTTCCCTGCAACGCGCCATAGCCGCCGCCATCGCCCGCTTCATCCGGCCATGGTCATCGGCCTTGCGATCAATCACCCGCCCGATCTGTTCCTCACCCTCAGCCACCATAAGGTGAACCTGAACTTCTCGAGTTTGGCCGTAGCGCCAGCACCGCCGCACTGACTGATACCAAGCCTCATACGAAAACGACCTGCCAACATAAGCCACTCGGGCACAATGCTGCCAGTTCATTCCCTGTCCGCAGACCGATGGCTTACTGATTAAAACCAGAGTCTTGCCTTCAGAAAACGCAGCCAGCGCCGCCTCTTTTTTATCGGCAAGCTGACTACCGCGAACTTCAACCGCGCTGGGTATGGCTGCGCGCAAACAGTCCGCTTCGTAGTCAGTGTCACACCAAATAATCCACGGCTCAGCGGGCTCACTATTAACGTTCGAGGCAACTTCCTGCGCGCGAGCTTCAGCAGTTTGTCGCTTTACCTCATGAATGTTGGTGGCGCTCAATTCTTCCAAAAACAGCGCGTCCATCGGGCGGCGCACGTCGCCGGCCACTTTGTGGCGGATAATATGCAGCGGCGGCAAATCAAACCCAGTCGCGTCAAAACCAAGATCGGCAGGAGTTTCGGCACACCGAGACCAAGAAGCCATCCAATCCCAAAACGCGGATTCACCTGCCTTCTTCAGCCTATAGCGCCCCATTTCGGTCTGATCGGACATAAACCACCGCGCCAGCATCTCATTGCTAGGCATGATGCCCAAAAATTGCGCGTGCTGGCCGAGTTCCATGTGATCGTTCGGCGCAGGCGTGGCGGTGGCGCAGAGCTTAAACCGATGACCCTCAAACGCCGCGATGAGCGCGCGCGTAGTAGCTCCCGTGAAAGATTTGAGAATGCTGGACTCATCCAACGCCACCGCGCCAAACTCGCACGGGTCAAGATTGTCCAATCGGTCATAGTTGCAGATATTTATACCTGGCCGCGCGTCCGATTGTTCACGGATCACCCGCGCATCGTATCCCCAGCGGTGAGCCTCGCGCTCAATCTGCCGCGCCACCGCCAGAGGGGTAAGCAGTAAAGCGTAGCCGTTGCTGGCATCGGCGCATTGCTTGCACCATTCCAGCTCGTTGAACGTCTTGCCCATACCAGTGTCGAGGAACAGACCAGCACGGCCTTGCCGGATTGCAAACGCGGTTGCGGCCTGCTGATCGGCCCGCATTGACGGGTGCATCTGGCTAGGCTCAAACCCTACAGCGCGCGGCTTGGGAACTTTGCCGGCTAGGAATTGCTGGTAGCCGTCCATTACGCCCCCACACTCGGAGCATCCCAAAGATCAGGCCGAACCTCATGCCGGGGAATACCCAGCTTGGCCTCAATTTCCAGCGCGCGCTCGGCGGTCACGGTGCGTTTGTCAACCCGCCAGAGACGCACCGCCTCATCGCTTAACCCCAACCGACCGGCCACCGCCGTGTCAGTTAGCCCCCGTGCTGCCATTGCTGTGCTCATGCTCATGTGCAGCATAGTGGCAACGCGATGTTGGTTTGTCCAGAGAAAAAGTTACGTCCGCTTACAACTTTCTGTTGACAGCCAACTCCGCGTTGTTATGATGCCTCCACGCCAGCCCCACTGCCTGGCGCGGAGGATGAGATGGCTGGCGAGATCGAAATCAAGAAGGCGAACCAGGGCGTGCGGATCAGCCGCCAGGGCAACGGCTTTTACAGCATCTACGCTGTCAATACCCGCAACGGTTTTGACGATTGCACCGTAATCCGCGGCAAATCCCATTCGACTGAGGCCGGCGCTCGCAAGTGGGCCGCCAAGCAGTTGGAAGCCGCCTAATGCGCCCCCACGCGCGCAGTGTGACCGCGCACCGTTCAGAAATTGAATACGCCCGGCGTGCCATTCGGGTGGCACGGGCAACCACGATGGGAGTGGTGCAATGTCAACCTTTCAAATAAAAAACCGCTTTACCGGCGCGGTCCAATTTGAGTGCGACCTAAGCGCGGACGCCGATGGCGCGAGCTTCGGTGTGCGCCTGGGGCTGGCGGTGCGAAAAGCACGTATTGTTAAGGCCAATCTGCGGGAGGCCCTTCTGCGCGGGTCCGATCTGAGTGCGGTCGATCTGCGCGGGGTCGATCTGAGCGGGGCCGATCTGAGTGAGGCCGATCTGAGTGATTCCAATCTGAGTAAGTCCAATCTGCGCGGGGTCGATCTGAGCGGGGCCAATCTGAGTGATTCCAATCTGAGTGATTCCAATCTGAGTGAGGCCAACCTCGCCCCTATCAAGCAAGATTTTTTGGCCGAAGTGCTGCGTCTCCCAAACGAGCTTGAGGCATTGCGTGCGGCGATTGTCGAGGGCCGCATTGACGGCTCAAGCTATTCAGGGAAATGCGCCTGCCTGGCCGGCACGTTGGCGAAAGCGGCCGGCGTAGAAAGTTATCATGGCGGCGATTTTATTTCCTCCCCTGGCATCCGGTTTCACGCCAGCGCCACCAGCCCGCGCGAGTCGTTTTTTACCGCCATCAGCCCCGGCGACACGCCCGACAAAAACGGCGCGGCAGCAATTGCGCTGGAATGGACGGATGAGGCCATTGCTATCCGCAATATGATCCGCGCGACGACTCTGCGGGCGGCGACCTAATGCACCCCCACCCCCACCCCCACACCCGCACCCTCCACACGCAGGAGCCGCCCTTGCCCGACCTGTTCACCCCCCGCCCGCCTTTTAACCGCCGCGCGCACGCGATCCTGTCACACCGGTGCTGGCTGGGCCGCGCGCGTGACGCTCGGGCGGCTGGGCTGCTGGGCACCGCGGCTGCCTGCCTCACCGCTGCGGCTGCCTGGCGCTTGATTGCTGGGAGGGTGGCGTGATGGCGCCCGCCCAAACCCCTAACGTGGAGGATAAAATGAGTGCTACCCTGCTGACAAAAATACCCGCCTTTGGTTACGGCAAACACGGGTCAATCAACGACGGATGCTGCATTATGGAGGCGGTCAGTTTCGTGGCCGGCGAACCGTGGTCGGATCATCCGCAGTGTGCGTGCCCCGTGATCGGTGCATTTCTGCGGTCCTGGAACGATAGCCTGCCGGATGACCAGCGTGACACGCTACTGCGCCCGCTGACGTTAAAACTCGTGGGCACGCGCGCCACTACTGAGATTGAGCGGCGCCGCGCCGTGATGGCCGCCGACTGGTATATCAGGGTATCTACACCCGCGTGGCTGCACCTTGCTGGGCTGGCCGACCAGGCAAGCGCGCTGGCGTCGTTGCCCGAAATAACCGATTTTATGCAATGCCCGTCGTTGATGCCCGCGATCAAAGGCGCGCGCGACGCATCGTCGGCGGCACGGTCGGCGGCACGGTCGGCGGCACGGTCGGCGGCACGGTCGGCGGCACGGTCGGCGGCACGGTCGGCGGCACGGTCGGCGGCACGGTCGGCGGCACGGTCGGCGGCAGAGTCGGCGGCACTGTCGG